TTTTCAATCTCAGTTCCTTGTATTTGTAAGTGCATTAGTTCGTCTGTTTCTTCTGCTTCCTTTAATTTCAAATCCCAATCTTCAACTCCCAATATTTCGCCTAATCTCCTGAAAAATGACTTGTATAGTATGTCTTGACCCCATTTTACTGCCCTATTGGTAATTGTGACCTGTAATCCCTCTTGTGACCAACCAGAAGGCATTTCTCCGTAATAGAGAGGTAATACGCCAAATATCGCTCCAATAATCTGTCTAAGTTCCTGTCTTACTGCAATAAACTCTAATTCCTTAAGTGAGCCTGTAAAGTCCAACCACTGTGCTAAATTCTTTCCACCCTTCTCCTGTTCGACTAAAAGTGGATGTATCATGTATGGATCTTCTGTAGCCTTCTGTTCCAGCATATCCCATGACTTTCTAAATGTTTCGTAATTACGAGATGCAATTACTAACATACCTCTTGGAGGTCGCATCTTATCGAAGTATTTTCTAATATACTCGTCCATATGTGACAAAGACATTGCCTTTGACCATATTGCGTAAATTGGAGAGTATCCGTAGACTAATGCTGGTCTGTACTTACCTGCCTTCCAAATAACTTCGCCTTCACCGTAAATAACTCTTTTTGGTTGTGGAATACCCAAAGAGTAGACTGAGTTAACTTCCATAACTGCTTTAATGCCTTCTGCACCACATCTATCACATTTAGGTGCTAATAATCGTTTATCTCTATGTTCAAAGCGTGGACAAACCCAAACCTTGTTTCTTTTGTCGTCAAAACCAATCCTACCGTCTGAATCGGCTATCATGGCGACTTGTGGAGGGTCTATTCGCAAACATTCCTTAATTTCGGTTTTCTCATGATCAATTTTACCTGTAGCGTCATCTAACCAATAATTTTTCAATAAAAGCAAGTATGCATTGTCTGCAATCTCTAAATCACGTTCTATCTGTCTTATAACATCTTCAATGGTCTGTCCGTTGCCATTTACTGGATCATGAATCAATTTTTCGAGTATTTTTCGGTTTGTTGGCTCTGGTCTTATAATTTCAGTATTTCCACACGTATCACATTCCAAATTATCAATTGTTGTTTCACTTTCACCGTTTTCAGTTGACATATTTGGCTCTTCCTTATTTTCATTCTTAATTGGCTTGTAATCAAACTCTTTTGCACAATTTGCACATTTGTACTTGAATCTTTCAACAACTTCGAATCCATTTTTGAATATTTCCCTATTTAGTGTTTCAACAGGTATTCTAATAGCATCTATGTTATCTGCCAACTCATAAATCATTATAAGTGGAAATGGAAATATTGGTAATTTCGCTCCTGTATCTGTAGAGAAATATGGCTGTGCTATGCTTGGTCTAGCAGTTGTTTCTGTGAATGCTTTAGTCTTAAAGCCAAAAACGCCTTTTATGGTATCCGTAAATCCCATATAAGTTACTCAATACACTGATTTATAAACTTTGTCCAAATATGTAAAATTTTTGTTAAGGTAATTTTGCTCCTTCCCTATACTTTTGATCGCCATGTATTCTACAGTATGGGCTTCTTCCTTGATCTTCAACGCAGGAGCATCTCTTTCTCTCAACCTTCTCTTCTTTTCTGCCTAATGCCATATCACACAAAGAATAAATAACCTTATAAATATTCTTATATGCCTAGTGGTGTGAGTCTGCATACCTGAGTAGATTAATACGAAAGGGAGGACTGGTCTTAGGCTAACCAGCTAGGCAATATTTATTACTTCTAAAACGTCGTTTAAGCATGGTCGAATTGGAAATAAGTGATTATAATACTATCCTTAACTGGTTTACGCTTGTATTCGGTAAGAAAGATCCTCATAAGATTCCTAGGGTTGATCGCAGTACGTTTTGGAAACTCAACTTCCTCGCCGAAGACAAAATTCGAGATGAAACAGACCGTCTTGCCGACGATGGTGACCTAGCTTAGGGCTGCCGAAGGCAGCCGAAATTTAGGAAGTGCTTTCGTCTAGACAGATTTATATAAGGGTGTATGATATAAACCTTATGAGGTTTTGTAGTGCGTGTGATGTAAGATACGTATCTAAGAGTGGTAGATGTCCAAGTTGCGATGGAAAGGGAGTTGATTATGACCAACAAGATAAAGATTGAAATTAACGATTCAACGACTGCCTATAATAAGAATATAGCGATTGAAATGGAAAGTGAAGAAACAGATATTAAGGAATTAAATATTATAGCGAGGAAAGATTTAGATGAACTCAGCAAAGCATAAATGTCCAAAGTGTAAATCTAAAGACCTTGTAGAAGGATTTCAATTTAAGATGGGCGAACCAGAAATCAAATGGCTTATATGTGACGATTGTGGGAAAGAGTGGAAAATATGAAATTAAAATGTACTACGTGTGCACAGGTAAACTGTGAACGTCATTGCAGATGCTCCTGTCATAAGGAGAATTGGATAAAAATATAATGCCTACTTTAGGTGATCCTCCCAGCATTGAATTCAGGGATGCGTGTAAAAAATGTGGGTCTTCTGAGGGATTTACATGGACTTATGGTGAAAATGATGGAAAATCAAAAGGATTCTCAACTTGTAGATCATGTGGTGGTGTAACCAAATGAGATACAAATGTTATAAATGTGGATTAGAGTTTGACAAATTAGAAACTGCTCAACTGCATACATTTATAACTAAGCATAGTTTTAGAAAAACCAAGATGATTAAACATGGTTAATTATAAAATGTGTCAACCTTGTCCTTTATGTGATGAGAGTTTTAGAAACAAGAAAGACTTACAGACTCACAAATATGAGGTTCATTCGCATTGAATAGATACCTTTGGTTTGTATTTATAATGTTGGCTATATTTCCACCAGCAGGAATAGCCATGTTAATACTATACTTGTATAACGACGCAAAGGAAAACTTTTTCGGAAAGCAAAAATTGGAGGCAGAGAAAGGTTCATATAACCCTGAATCTCTACACAAGTGGATATGAGTATGAGTACAGGAACTGGATTCCTTCATGATTTGATTGAACTACTCCATGAGGATTGGATTCCAAAACAGCATAAAGATGTAATACAGAAGATAATTCTTGACACTATAGATTACATGGAAATGTCTACCAAGACAATAGGCGAACAATTTTTCGGTAAGCGATAATGGCTTCACCGAGTTGCAAAGGTAGATGTGTAGGACTTAAGAAACCAAGACCAAGATATATGCCATTTGCAACTCACACACATTGCAGGGAGTGCGAGTGGTGGATTCCCAAGGAAGATTGGTCACAGCCAAGATGCAAGTGTTGTAACAACAAACTTGGTACAAAACCACGACTTAATCAAAACAAGAGAAAATACAATGCAGTGATGAAGACAATTAAATATAAGAGTTTACAAGTACCTGTGACACAAAATCCGTTCGGAGAGGAGGATATAATTGGCACATTTAGGAAGTAAGCAGATAGCGAAGATTATATGTGTTGCGTGTAATGAACTTATAGGAGATCATTCACGCAGACAACTAGCAAGATGTCTTTTTAGAATACAGGGAACTTTTGTTTCAAATGGCATAATGAATCAACCAACTTCCGAGAAGGAGTAGTTTTCATGTTTACAAACCATCTTCTTATAAAGTACTTTCTTATCATTGATGCAGACACATACCAGAATGATATTGACAGCATACCTAAAAATTCGCCACTCTCTATGGTTTCAATGTAATGTGGAAGAATCAAATAGTTAAGTGTGGTGGCTATGGATGCTGCTATTACGGTATCAAATGCTATTTCGCAAAAAGAACGAAACCTGCTGTCTTTCCGTTTCATCAGTTAGGTCATAGAATGGTACATATAAACCTTTATAAATGTGGGGGGTCTTATTAGTAACAATGCTGAAATTATCAATTTCAAACGACCAAATTGAGAGGGCGAAGAAAATCTCAAATCCGACGTTGAAGTTCAAGCAAAACAAGATCGGCGAGAGGGCATACCTGACAGGTGCTATTGGTGAGATTATTGTAGGTGATTACTTAAAGACCACGCCACACATTTATAAATCATTTCAAGAGATGTATGATTATGATATTAATTATAAGGGTACTAAGATAGAAGTTAAAACCAAACTTGTAAATAACCCTCCCAAACCGTTTTATGACTGTACCATATTTGGATATAGTAAGAAGCAGAAATGTGACCAATACTGGTTTGTTAATGTGATTAAGAATATGACCCACGCTTATATAATGGGTTACATTAATAAGGATGATTTTTTCCGTAATGCCGAATTTTGCCGAGCAGGTACTAGCAGAGGGAACTTGGTATATAAGTGGGACAATTATGTAATAAAAGCATTCGAACTTAGCGACCCAACTTTGATTCGTAATTAGGAACGATTTGTACCCCCTGTAGTTATATAAATGTTGTTAAATTGAATTTTCGCTATATGCACTAGGAGCGTTCTAAACTCGTCTGTTTGTTAGT